AGGCCCTGAGCTCAAGGAGCGTAGGGATTCGTGATAAGTCGATGTCGTGAACAGATTCAATCATATTAGAGCGTTCGAGCCATAAAAGAGAGTGTGTGGTCAGAGGGATCTTTCCATCTTCGAGTTGCTTGTTGATAATGTAAACACAAAGGTCGTAAAACCGTTGAGAACATCCGCATGATGCGAGAAGCAATCCATAAGCGATCGAGGCAAGATTTGAAGTGCCTTGAGGTCGTTCTGGGAAGAATAGATGTCTAAGAAGATCTTCATCGGTGCGATATGGAATACCGTAGCGATTGAAATATCCAAGAACTGTCATTCCTGAGATGCGATCGTGAATTCCACTTTTCTTTGCGTTGAGTTTCGCATTGAAATAGAATTTAGCACAATCTTTCATCATAGTGAGGAAAGTTGGTCCGTAGATTTGGAAGAGTCGTTCGAAGAGTGCAACAAGAGAGTCGTCACCTTGTACTCTGAGCCAGAAAGATTCTGAGTCTATATTAATACCGAGAGCTGATAAGCATGTGAGTATCATAATTGAGTTTGCGAAGCTATCCATGAGTTGGGTCTGCTGATAACCAGATCCGAAACCGGAATAAGTCCATTGGTAGACGGTGCCGTCGGGAAGTAGAATAGGAGTGTACTTGATTGAATGACACATCCATTTCCATAACCGTTCGATCCTGATTGGATCGCGTGGCGTTGCGTGTGGGTAGAAAGAAGTCGGTTGGTAGACAGTAAAGTCGAAGTATGATCGCCAAATTTGGTGAACATCGTCGATTACTTCGAAAAGCAGTCGCTTGTCGAACTGTGACCAGTCGATAGATAGGAAAGTGTTTCCTGAGATGGGCATCTCGGAATACAGCTTTCGCCATCCTCCTTTCATGATTTCTCGTCCCCAAAGTAGCGCACCTTTTCCGTCGTTGAGGTAGCAAGCTTGAAGAGCCCAGATGAACATGTTTTCGACCATAAGCAAAAGCTTAGTGGCGCCGAATACTGCTCGTATTTTGTCGGGTTCGTCTGCTGCTACGACATGTGAACGTGCGTGTAGCGTGTTCCAGTAGTAGGGAATAGGTATGCCAGTAGATGTAAAGAAGCGTTTGGAGCCTTCTTTTATCTGATGGACAAGAGATCGATTGTAATGAAATATCTCGTTGTAGAGGTTGTGAAATGACCGTCGTACGTTAGAAATGAGACCAAAACGTTGCTTGTTCCTGAGGTAAGTGTCAACGTCGACAGATTTATGCGAGGTCCAGGTTGATAGTCGTTCGATGTGTTCCTGTAGCTTAGGGGATTCAGATTCTAGATCTAAGTCGCGAAAGGTTGGGGTAAATCGATGTTTTGACATATTCCAGGGTGCTTCTGCGGAAGGTTGCAAATTCCAGGGGTAGTAGCGGAGATCGGGGAAGGATATGGGATGTAGTGTTTTGCCAGGGTGAAACGTGCGTTTTACCTTGTTGAGGGCGCGGTAGTAGTGCGAGTCGCGTGGGACTGGGTGCTCGGG